GTTATAGTTAAAACCTATTGTGGTTATAGTTAAAACCTATTATGGTTATAGTTAAAACCTATTATGGTTTGACAGGTCGATAGAATCTAGCTATCGGCACTTACTTACTACTAAGTAAGTATATCCTACCTTTCCCAAAACCCATCAACCTGCTGACAAGACGCCATAAACCGATTGATAGCAGTCTGAATCATACCTTTATCGCATTGTCCAATAAATTCTACCTATCATTTCTATAATCATATCCTTCTACTCTACTCGAATGGCATTTAACATAATACACGTTATACGCAGTGCTAGTGCTATGTCGAACAATTGAACAAGATAGTCAATAGGGTACTTCTATCGGGCCAGATATCAGCCTATTCTAAGGACAATGCGATAGTGACACATAAAGGCCCATTAGATGCATCGATGGGGGCCAGGGTAGGGTAGTATAGGGCAAGGGATAGCGGAGCATTGTAGGTGCCTTAGAATGCGGAGAAAGGATAGTTTAAAGGTAGGGCAGATATTTTGCTGGAGGTGTAAATGATAATGATTATCATTCCGGTTGTGTTTCACAACGAAGGTATTTTTCAGCAATTTCAAAGGGTTGTGTTGTGAACCCAGTGATAAGGCTCCCACGCAGACCCCTGACAGCTACCCTATCACATACGAATAGTGACCCCTAGTAAGCCCTGATAGCCACCTGTAACTAACGAATAATGAACGCCGTAAGGAACGCCGTAAGGAGCGCCGTAAGGAACGCCGTAAGGAACGCCGTAAGGAACCCCTAGTAACCCCTGTCAAGAACACTAACAGATATATTTACCACCCCCTGTTCTATGCACAAGAAACATATTGACAGTGCTATAAAAATTTTATAAAATATTTTGCATAGTTTCATTGCATGGTATTATGGAGGATGGGCTTGTGCTATATTTGCCAGAACATTGTGAGCAACATAGACAGGAGGCTATAAGCTGTTGTTCACAGGCGAATGGCAAGCTGGTGTAATAGTATTGCTAGAGGGAGGGGATTATCTATAGCTAGATAAATAAATCCCCTATGCTGAAAGGGAAGGTAGAAGGGTTATTTGTCAAGATGCTATACAGCCCATAAGACAGACGGCTATAAGCGTATTGTATAATGTCCTGACAATAGCAAGCAGTGGAAGTGGTTATATTATTTAGTTGTTTGCAATGATTCTGTAATCTGGTTACGAATAGCAGTATTCTTAGCTTCAATTACAGCTTGCAATTTAGCTTCTTTTTCAGCTTCTTTACGCTCAATAGCTTTCTTGACTGACACAAACAAATATTCTCTTTCTTCACTATTAAAACCAGATAAGTATAAGAGACCGCCAAAAGAAGTGTAACGTGTAATAATAGCCCTACCTTTAATCACTTTCTTATCTGGAAATACTAGGCTAATATAATAGCTTGCACCGTAAGCATCGTTATAGGTAGGTACAGTGTACGTTTTAACAACACCATCATCAATTGCTTTAGCTAGCATGTATGTAGGCTCTGAGACATTCTTAAGCTGTTCTACAAGCTTCTCTGTTTCAATCTCGTCTTGTGTATTTGTAGCAGATGTTTTTAGTGCTGATTTAGGCTTACCCCGTTCACCACTAAAATATTCTTTGACACGTTTCATAATGTTCATTGTTTCCCTCCCTCGTTAGAATCCTTCGTTAGTAACAAGACGAACTATATACAACTATGTTGTTCCTGTCAACACATAAAAGAAAAGCCCCACACGAGTTAACGTGCAGGGCTTAGGAAACATATATCAAAGGAGGGAGGTTGATATACGTTTCTAGGAGAGATATGATAAACATTTTGAGCTGTTCATAGATGTATATTACACTAGGAATATGATTTGTCAATAGCTTTGTTCATCCTACCTTGTATTGATATTTAAATACATTGCTACTACCAGTTTTTACAAATGAATCTACTTCATCCATACTCACTGGCATTCCTTGTAATGTATTCTCAGGGCAAACATTGACATACCCTGTCTGATTGATGATATGAAAATGTGTATGCCCATGAATGTTAACCTTCCCTCTCAACTCTTCTGGATGTATAGGAGCATGTGATAGCCAATACCCTTTATGTTTATATAGTGAATACACTCTACCGTCAAATACTCTATTCAAATCTAGCAGTGTGATACCCTTTGCAGGGTAACAATGATTACCCATAACTAATACTTTTGTTCCTCTCCATTTACTAAAATCCTCTAGCCTTGACAGAGTAAACGCACAGTCCCCTAGAATGTATATTTTATCGTATTTAGATACTCTCTTATGCCATGCTTCTTTCATAAATTCGTAGTGTTCTTCCTCGTTAGAAAACTGTTGCCTGAAATTTGCAATATTCTTGTGACCGAGGTGCAAATCCCCTAGGAAATATACTGTGCTCACTTCCCCTCCCACGTTACATTAATAAACACACTACCCGTTTGCTGCTCCGTAAAGCCCTCTCCAGCAGATTCATAACAATTAGCGGTAGCGATGTTAGGGTTCTTCTTAAGAATCGCTACAACAGCTGCTGCAAGGTCAGCAATAGGTACAACAGAGTTATGACTAGCTGAGAGTTCAAGCAAGATGCTATTCTGCCCTAGAGCATCAGCTTTGTCAATCTCTCGATAACAATCTTCTAGCAGGTTATCTGTTTTAATGCCTAGAATCATCTTTTCAAATTGTGTTGTCATTTGGTTCTCCTATAATACGCTCTTTTGCAATGTTAAAGTATTTCTCATCCATTTCAATACCAATAAATTTACGATTTAGGTTCTTACAGGCAACCCCTGTTGTTCCTGATCCCATAGTAAAGTCTAACACAACTTCATCCTCTTTTGTGTAAGTTTTAACTAAATACTCCATCAAAGCAACAGGTTTCTGCGTAGGATGTACCGCAATGCCCCTACCGCACCCATTGAACTTAACAACACTTGTCGGGTATTTTAAATTCGATTTACTCGCCTCTCTTACTTCAAAATTAGTAATACCTAAGTATTCCCTCTTATCCTGAACTTTCCCGACGTTATTTCCTGTTGAATTAGAAGGTTTGCCCTTCCTCATTTGAGGATTGTAAGTAGGTTGCTTATCATAAAATACGCATACATTTTCATGTCTTTTGCCCACTTGTTTCTTTAACAACATAAAGTTACTTGAATTGTCTTTCTCCCAAATCATCTCATATTTAAACATTTCTAGGTTTGATATAATTAATTTAGAAGTAAAGGGTTGAGAAGCTGTCATGACAATAGCCCCATTAGACTTGATAACTCTCTTCAGTTGTTCCCACATCAGGTCTAATGGAATAATACTATCCCACTTACAAGCTGTAGTTCCGTATGGAGGGTCTGCAAGAATCATATCTACAGAGCCGTCCTCAATCTCTTTCATACGTTCTAGGCAATCTCCTTGCATTAGCCATAGGCTATCAGTCTTAATATCAACCATTGTTTCAATTTCAGACATTAGTCTCTCCTACATATGTATCAAGTTTGTCGGTTAACGTTTTATGAATTGCTAGAGATTTCTTCAGAAATCCCTTTTCAATATCTGCAACAGCTTTTTCATAGATATTGAATATATGCTTAAATTCCTCATAGGTCATTGTCCGTTGCATTATTCCTCCTTAAGTTTTGATTTGATTAATTCTAGCAGATCATTAACTTCATATTCAATATTGTAATTAGTATTATACCTTCCATATTCTATGCATGACCTTACTAAGTTGTCAATCATTGTTTCAATATCGTGCATTAAAGTCCTTTCAAAATATGTGAGATAACATCTACTGTCCATCCATTCCCTAGCATCTTATACCGCTGACTATCAGAGACACAAGAAGTATACCCTACAGGTACAGTCTGAAGTTTCTCACACTCTTCTGGTGTAAGTTTTCTAACAACTCCTTCGTTAAGTAAGAGATTGTTACTTTCCCAAGAAGAAGTTGTTAGAGATGGAGTTTTGCCATTAAGTGCTCTATAACCACCTTTATTACTACCATGAGGCCATTGTAATATGTATGTGCAATTCCAACTTGGTTCGGGCCGAACTGTAAGACATTTTGCTTTGTTTGGATTGAAAGCAATATATCCATCACGTTCCTTAACTTCACCAAAAGTCTTTAGCCATTCTAATCTACCACCTTTAATGTAGTATTTCTCAGGCACTTTTTCTTGTAGAATATCTTTTAGATAAATTCCCATATCTTTTACAGGATCAACATTCAAGTTAGTCCAATACAAACGATACCTATTTTGTGCTGAAAGTAAATTAGAATTTATTGCAACTGGATTTACACCAAGACGTTCAGATATAACGTCCTTATACTCCTGTTTCATCTTCACATTTTCCAAAAGAAACTTAACTTCTGGATTCTCTGCCTGAATTTCTTTAAGAATTCTCTCAAACACAAAATAAAGTTTGCTTCGTTCATCATCAAAAGCCAACTGCTTTCCTGCCATTGAGAAACCTTGACATGGGCTGCCAGCTATAACAAGATCAATACTTCCAACTTGAAATTCACCAGCCTCAGTGTAGAGAACCCCTTCAGCAAATGAAATCTTTGTTACATCCCCTATATGCGTGATGTCGTCCCAATTGTGTTGACTAACCTTAATAGCATATTTGTCAATTTCACTTGCAAAATAATTTGTTACTTTAATACCAACACGATCGAGGGCAATTCGTCCACAAGACATACCATCAAACAAACTCAATACATTCATAAATACTCCTCTCACATTACAACAATTTCATCTGGGAAATACATGCTCTCTACACGTAACATCACAGGAAAATTCTTAGGGCAATTAACAACAGCCCTAAAAGCCTGTGACATTTCCCATAGGAGCATGTCCCCATGGTCATCCAACACAAGCATACTATCATGAATAGGGACAATTGGAAAGTCTTCTTTAGCAAAAGCATAACAAACAATGGCAGCTATATCACTATCCATACGTTGTAAGCGCAAACCAATCCTGTCAGGGTTATCAAAATAATTGTTAAACTCTGGCATACTATCATAAATCATATTCCACACAACAGCCCCTGAACGGATACTATAACGTTCTTGATTAATGGGCTGTGAGTTGATTAGTCCTTGGATAGCTTGCATGGCTTTTCCACTGTTATCACTATTCAGCATAATATTGAAGGATTGCTTGATTAGCTTCCTGTCTTGTGCTGCATAGGGAAGGTTGTAATGCTTCAGCACATATTCATACATGTCCCCATGATACTTTGCAGGGTGGATTACTTCAAGAGCACACAGGATCATTGCATGAAGGTTACAATAGTCTACTTCTATTACAGGTAGATCATCAATAGTAATACCTAATCGAGTAGTGTGCTTGTCAGCCCCTTGCTGTTTAATCTGATGAGCATCTGTACGATACAACCTTCCACCAAATGCAAATGTCTCTGTAAAGATACGTGTAAGGCTTGAACAATTCAATAGCTTCCCTGCATGGTCTTTGAACACATGTTTGTTATTACTAGTATTGATGGTATTCATTACATCTTCCATTGTGTTTGTCTCGTTAGTTTTCTTATATTCTGTTTCATTCTTCTTGTCATCTTTAAGGATAACAGTTGCTGACGTTTTAAGGTAGCTAGAACGCATAGTAGAAGAAAGCTTAGGTTGCTCTTTAAATAGTTTAAAGAGAGCTTCTAGGGGCCATAGCGTACTAGCATAGCGAGATTCAGGGTCTGCTGTAGCCTTACCACGTTGTTCTAGTGCATAACCGTTTGCTACAAGCCATTCTGTTGCTTTGATAAGCTTGTTATAGCTGATCTTACGCTTGTTGTAGGTAACTGGTAGTGTTACACGCTTTCTACTGTAAGCCAACACAAACTCATCCTTCAATGCTAGAAGGTTACACGTAACAATACCTACAGCTAACCGAATAGACTTATCATCTACCAGAGCATTAGTCACATTACTTACTTGTTTAGGATAATCAATATTCAGATTGATATACGTACTATTGTAGTGTTTCCACTTCTCAGACTTGAGAGCTTCATATCTGTCATATTGATTATCTTCCTGTTTCATTAGTTCCATAGCTTACCTTTCATTGTTTAAAATATTGCTTATATGTGTGTTAGCTCTATCTAGCTATATAACACACGTTGCTTGTAGGATATTCTTTATCCCCTTAAAGATAACTTTTATATCCCTTAAGGATACTTTTAAGAACCCTTAAGGATACCCTTAAAATACCCTTAAAGAAGCCCTAAAAGAACCCTGTAAATCCCCTGTATTATTTCTCTCTCTTCCATATGGGGTCAAAATGAAGAAAAAACTCCTCTGGAAGCCGCTCCTAGAGCCATTCTACGTCCTAAAATCCAAGCCCAAAAACAGTGTTTTTAGAGCTGTTTTACGATCAAGGAAATGATGCCCAAAATGAGCAGATAAACGAACCCTGCAAACCACCCCAAAGCAGAGTTTTCATGGGTTGATCCTACATACATTCCTACAGCAAAAAACCCTACAACAATCCCTAGAAACAATGCAACAGGTTTCAACAGGGTGAATAGAAGGATGCTCCAGAAGAGAAATCCAATAGGGCCGATAATGAAGAACAACCCGAATAGGGTAGCCAATACAGGTTTATCAGCTTTGTACAGGCGGATAGTACCATGTACAGCAAGGCCATTGGTGATAGGGTGATTACGCATGTTGTTTGCTCCTGTTCGTTAAGATGTATGTAGATTACACAAAAGAAAAAGCCCTGTCAATATAAATTAACAGGGCTTACAGGTTATTCTTCGGGGTCTTGGTCTAATTGCTCCATCTGTTCTTGCATATATTCTTTGTTTCGATGTTCATACCGAATAATGAACTCGTCAATGTCCATATACACCTCACGTTTGTTTTCAATCATGTCATTGATTTCATCTTCTGTGAAGAAATGTTTATACTCTTCGTGCAAGAACTTACGACATTGTTTGAAAGTAAAGTCAACGTGTTCCCTTACATCTTGCATCTTGCCACCGCTCCCATAGGATGCACTGTGACAGAGGATTTCAATGTAAGGGCTGATTTCAAAGCTATCTGCATTCAGCAAGATGAATGTGGCAAAACTAGCTACTCTCCCTGTTGCAACAACATGTACGTTAGCTTTACAGTTACGCATAGCTTGCAGAATAGCGTCCCCTACATACATGCAACCACCATTGCAGTTTAGGTTTAGAGTCACTTCATCACCTTCTTCTGCAAGCTCCATAGCAAACAAAGCTTCTTCAACATCTGACAGATTTTCAAGAGTATCCCAAATATTTGCAGAATAATGATGCTTAATGCTTTGTGTAACTCGTACAGAGTATGGCAAAGAATTGTGGTTAATGTCTGCACCAAGACGTTTTAGTTTGTTCATAATGCCTCCTTAGTGTATTTTTCAACTTTGAATGATGAAAGTGCTTCAATAGCTCTAGCATCAATTTGACCAGAGTAAGTTTCAACTAATTTTTGAGCCATAGCTTCTTTAAATTTACAATAAGCTGCAAACGCATCTTTAGGATTAGTAAATCTACCTAGAGTTTTGTTTTTGCCATTAAGTTGAGCGCAATAACTCTTATAACAGTCTTCTACGTTGCACCATGAGACGCCAACAGGCAGTCCATTCGTCCTAGTTTTTTTGAAAGTTAAAAAACTATTAATTGCATCTGGTACAAATACACAAGTGTCTTCGGAATAGACTTTATTGTTAGGTACAAGTAAGTCTTTTTCGAGAACAAATCCAGAAGTACCGAATCCTACTTGGTTATTACACCATTCAGCAAAAAATTGGAAGTCTTTAAAATTATCGGCTACTGAAACTTCTGCATAAGTAGGTCGATGCCGCTTATACTTTGTATTAGTCGCACGAACCATTAGTTTGTGATGATACATTCCTTCATAAGTAAGCTCTCCATTAAATCTACGCAAGTAAAGACCATCGTATTTCTTATTGAATTCTCGTTCGATCCTATCTTTTCGCATCAATCCTCCGCATCAAAAAGTTTTACCATCAAGGCAGTAAAGCCAGAGCGTACAATATCGTCGTTAGTAAATGTAACACTACCAAAATTATTACAAGCTTGATGATGGTCGGAATCATTTAGATAGCTCGGACGATCTTTACGAGCTTTGTCTAACAAGGAAACTGCCCAATCAATACCTGACTCTGTTTTCGTATCTTTTTGCTTTCCGTCGCCGCAAATAATCAATTGACTGGTTTCCTCAAGACGCGTCAGCAATGCTTTCATTGCAGCCTTATCACAGTTCTGACTTTCGTCCACAACAACAACTGAATTACTATAGCTACGTCCACGAACATCTTCCAGAGCTTCAAGAACAACATTTCCCGCAGCAATTTTAGCCTCAAGCTGTGCCTTACCAAATACACGTTCAAGAGATTGCAACATAGACTGCATTAGGGGTAACAACTTCTGTTCACCTGTGCCCGGGCGCATACCTATGCTACGACCAACTGCTTCGTATGGACGAATCAGTACAATTTTATCAACTTCACCTTTTAGATAGCGATTGGCTGCATGTGTACAAGCAAGATAACTCTTACCACTACCACTACTACCCCGTAGTACAACTACCTGACGCTTTTTCATCATATCCAAGGCTTTTGCTTGGTTGTCAGTTTTTGGCGTGATAGTCACAACAGATGCTAGGCGCTGTTCTACGAATTTTTCCTTAATTGCTGCTGGCTTTTCTTTAGTGCTACGTGTTTTTCGAACTTTTACCTGCTGATGTGCCAAAACATCATCTGGATCAAAAATATTACGTGACATTGTGCATCTCCTTCTAGGAAATTAATCTTTTGTTAGCTGCAACTTTTTGCTTGCAGGTTTTCCGGGTAGAGGGAACCAAGCTACGCAGTCCCAATCACTCCATTTACCAATTGTAAGTTTACCTGTATTTGTTAGCACCAACAAGTTTACGTTCTCTGGTGGTAACATTTCATCTGGTGTAATCATCGTATGCTTTGTTGATACACACCGTTGTCTATCGTTACTGATCTTCACCTCGTGGTTGTTCATCTACATCTTCCTCCTTCTTTTTATCTTTCTTACCAAAGATAAGGTCATAGTTATCTAGGTAGGCTTGACTTGGTACGCCTGTTGTTAATCTCGCTCCAGTTACCTCATTAATAGCCGGAATTCGATTTGGGTAATCGCATTCTGGTACTTTATATGGAGCTTTCTTAGTTGTAGCTTCATTACTCATCCTTAGTTTCCTTCTTCTTACGAACAGGTTTACTTTCAGCAAGGATAGAATCCTCTGTCTGTACAGGCTCTGCTTTGCCCAGAGTAGCCACTAGAATGTTCCCAATGATCTGAGGGTAGTGCTGAGTATCTTCCAACACTACAAAGCCCTCTAGGGTAGCTTTCTGTAGCTCCTGAGCGAAACTAAATAGATCATGTGTTTGAATTTGTTTATAGTGCATATTAATTCCTTTCTTATTTATTAATCTTAGGGCGTCCAACAGGAGCCTTCTGTGGTGTGGCTACATGAATTTCTTCATCTTCCTCTTTTTCAAGCCATGCTACCAAGCTCCAACCAACTTGTGATGGTGCCCTCTCGTCGTAACATACCTTCCATCCGTCCTTGATAAGAGTTTCTAGCTCTTGGACAAATGTTACAGGGTTACTTTCAAATACATTCTTCGTCAGCATAAGACTCCTTTTCATTCATAATTAAATAATCAATCAACTCTTCAAATGTTGCTGTAATTTCACCATCATCATTCCCAATCATATTCTTCACCTCTCTTTTTATTCTTATCAATATCAAACTTCTGTTTGCGCTTATCCCTGTGAGTTTTATGTCCAAGGGCTACAAGATATTCGTTCATTTCACGATTTCTAGGCGCAATCGTCTTGCCGTGTTTCTTCAATTTCTTTTCCTTTATTACCATCAATTACAGCGAGAATGGGGCTGTGCATTTCACAACAATTCTCTTGTGTCAATACCTGTGTTTCTGCGATAGCTTCTACATGATTGTCAAAATCTGCTTTAACAACACGTAGTTTCACTTTATCAGTTTTGTTCCATTTACCTTTGAAATAAATGTTCATCATTCCTCCATAATATATTAATAGGGCGCTCTTGTCAATATTTGACAAAATAAGTCTGCGTGGTACAGTAGGGAATATACAGTAAACAAAATATAAAAGCAAGGAGAATTTATGTCAGATCAACAGGTAGGGTTTATCAGGGAAGAGCACGCTTTACTGTCTCTAGGTAAGAAGGTAAAGAAACTGAACGAGAAAGCTTTGAGGGTGTTAGAGGACGGTTTGTCTGATCCTGATATTAAGGTACGTATGGAGTGTGCTAAGACATTGCTAAAGATGGATGTAGATATTAGCAAGATTATTAATGAGGATTCTGTTAATAGATTGCTGCTTGAGCTTAAGCAGAATGGTAATCCAGAGCCTAAAGATATCACACCATTAGTAGATTTTGGAACAATTCAAGATGTATAGCATATTGACAAATCAAATTCAAGTGTTATATTTGTTTTATAGCCGGTAAGTCCGGTGTCAATTTGTCCGTAAGGACTGTCTGGTTTCCTCCTACTTGTCGGTGGAGACTGCGGGGAGGATTCTGATATTTGCGGAATCTGCACATGAGCAGGTAAGCGTGGCTACATGTGTAACTATTCTAGAGAACCCTTGCAGAAATTGCAAGGGTTTTTGTTTTTGTAATTGGAGAAGGTTTTGGTAGTATTTTATGGAAAATTTATGACTACTATAAAACTGTACTTATAAAAGGGTTTTTAGTATGACAGAGGAAAAAGAAAAGTACGGCCCTGCTAGTGAAACACAAAAAATGTTCTTACAGAACAAGAGTAAGTTCTGTATTTACGGTGGTGGTGAACAAACGCCTCCACTTAAAAACAACTCTCTAATTCGGTGGAACTCTCTTAAATAAGAGACAATACCGAGCGAAGCCTCTAACGAGGAACGTGTGACGGTCAGCTATATTAGCGTAGGCTGCAAGTGCAGTCGAAACGGGAGTCAGCTACTTAAATGTAGTGGAAGATATGACCTAATCTGTAAAGTGATTTACAGCAGCTTATTAGCGGGAAGATATTAACGACATCTTCTGAATATTATGGCAGGTTCTGGAAAGAGCTTTTTAGCTCTTTTATATTGTTTACAGTTTGTTCACGATCCTAATTTCAGGGGAGTGTTTATTCGTCAGTCCTCTACACAGCTTACACAAGCAGGGGGACTTTGGCAAGAGGCACAATCCCTTTACGGTAAATTCGGTGGTGTTTCAAAACAACATCCTCATTTGGTAATAACGTTTCCAAGTGGAGCACAAATTCAATTCAAAGTATGTAGCGCAGATAGGGATGTTAAAAACTTTGACGGTGGTCAGTATAGCTTTGTCTGCTTCGATGAAGCACAGTGGCATAGTCAAAAGCAAGTAAGTTATCTAGAGTCACGTATCCGTTCTAGGGCAAAAGGGCCACATAGATTAGTATGCACTTGTAACCCACATAAAGATTCTTTCTTATTAAAATTTGTGGAGTGGTATCTAGACCCTGATACGGGAATACCTATTGCTGAGAAATCAGGAACAGAACGATATTACGCACAAGTGAGTGGAGAATATGTCTTTGGGGATACTGCTGAAGCTATTATAGAAAAATATCCTACAGCAAAACCACAAACATATTGCTTTATTAGTGCCACTATCTATGATAATCCTGTAATTATAAAATCTAATCCAGAGTATCTGGAACGATTAGAAAACTTAACAAGAGTTGAAAAAGAACGTTTGTTACTTGGTAGTTGGTACGCCAGAGAAGTTAACTCCTGCTATTTCAGAAGAGAATGGTGTACGGTAGTTGATTATGCACCTGTTGACAATCAGATTGTGGTAAGGGCGTGGGATTTAGCATCAACCCTTCCAACAGAGTCTAATCGTGACCCTGACTACACCGCCGGGGTTAGAATCTCCAGAGATAAGTATGGTGTGTACTATATTGAAGATGTGTACAGATTCAGAAAATTAACAGATGGAGTAATTAAAGGGATTATAGACACGGCAAGGGCAGATGGAATTGATAGGTGCCAAGTAGTTATACCTAAAGATTCTGGGGCAGGCGGGGCAATCGCTAATGCTTTCTTTGTAAGAACATTAGCAGAGGCAGGTATAGCCGCAAAGAGTGCTAAAATCAGTGGGCATGTGGGTAAAATCCAGAGGTTCTTACCGTTTGCTGCTCTGGCAGAATCTGGTGCAGTAAGAGTCGTAAAAGCACCTTGGAATGATGAATTCTTCAATGAATTAGAAGGGTTCAATGGTGGGCGTTCTGGTCACGATGATATGGTGGACGCTACAGCAGACGCATTCAACTCTATAGCCAAATCAATACAAATCCCAACATTTGTATTACCAAACTATTCTAAACAAAGTATTTCAAGTAAATTGAGTACAAATTAGCAAATAATTATTGACAAAATAATTATGCGATGTAATATGTTCAAATAAAAGGATTATTAATGGAAACTGACAAAGCATTACAGCCAGATTCTGATTCTGTAATCCCTCGTATTAAACTGTCAGAGTCTGGCACAACAGGGCTGGCAGTTAGTAATAAGAAAATCTACGAGGAAGCTAACAGGCTTTTTCAATACCCTCAGTTCGTTAAAGTTGTCAATGAAATGCGTAATGACGCAACAGTGGCAGCTAACCTATTAGCATATAAAACACTAATTGGTAGAGTTGACTGGAGTGTGAAGTATCCTGTAGGAGCTACAGAAGCACAGATTAAGCGGGCTGATTTTATTGCATCCTGCATGAAAGACATGGAGCACTCTTGGAGCAGCTTCATTACAGAAGTTACAAGCTATCTAGAGTATGGCTTTGCCATCCATGAGAAAGTATTTAAGCGTCGTCTTAAAGTAAATGGTTCAAGATTTAATGATGGCTTAGTTGGTTGGAAGAAACTAGCTCCACGTAGTCAATCTACTATCTCTGATTGGAAGTTTTCTGATGACGGTAGAGATTTAGAAGCTATTGAACAAGACCCGCGAAATATTAATAGCACAGCTAAGTTTACTCTGGCAGACGCTGGTAATTCAAAAGTAACAATCCCTCGTAAGAAGTTTTTACTGTTCACTTGTGATAGTACAAAAGAAAACCCTGAAGGTAGGTCACTGCTAAAAGGTGCTTACGTTGCATATAAGAAACTAAATCTATTGCAAGACCAACTAATGATTGGTGTTGCTCGTGACCTTGGTGGCGTACCTGTGTTTTCAGTGCATCCCCGCTACTTAGACCCTAATGCAAGCCCTGAAGATAAAGCGGTAGCAGACTCTTTCCGACAGATTGGTGAAAACCTTACAACTGGTGCTCAAGGCTCTGTTGTAATGCCTCTATTGTATGACCCTGAAAGCAAACAACCAATCTTCAAGATGGAATTGCTAGAGTCTAAAGGTGGTAAAGCCTACGATGTTCCAGCAATCTGTAAACAACTTCAGGATGATATTGCTGCTGCTATGTCATGCTCAATATTACGACTAACAGGTAACTCCCCAGATAACTATTCAGTAGGTACTGGTAAAACTAATCTAATGGCGTTACACCTAGCATACCGCCTTAAAGAAATCTCTGACGTAATCAATAATGATTTGATTCCTCAGACATTCGCTTTAAATGGTTGGAATGACACAGAATTTCCAGAGATTGTATTTGGTGACTTTGATCGTCCAGCAATGGAAGAATTCTCTAAGATGCTTCAACGTGTAGCTTCTGTAGGTATGGTAGAGTTTGATCGTCCAACAGCTAACCTTATTCGTGAGTATATTGGTGTGCCTATTAAGCCTGCTGATGAGGAAATTGATAAAGAGTCTCTAACAAATCAGGGTAATGGTGGTTCCAAGTCTGGTCAAGGATTTGCTTCTCCATCTGGTGAAGGTACTAGAAAAACACCTTCTGGTAGGGACAATTCGAGTGACAATGTTGAGAACAGCGCATAGAAAGTTATAAATGATTAAGAAAAATAGCGTAATGCGCCTTACAAACATGGCGTATGACACACCACATCTTATCACAACCCACTCCTTAGATAAAATGTTATCTTACCTAGACCTTCGCAATGAGGGTTTAGTTCCTATGTTTATTAAGGATAATGACGACGATTCTACATCATCTGAAGAGAAAAGTAAACTAGATAATGGATTTGGTTATGTAAAGGTAGATGGAGCTATCACCTACAAACCTGTAATGGGAGCTTGTGGAGAAGTTAAGGGCACATCTTATGTTGGGCTACTAAACTCTGTAGAAGAGCTTGTTGAAGAGGGTGTAAAGACCATTGTAGTAGATTTCTCTACCCCCGGCGGGATGGCAACGCACAGCTTCCAAACAGCATCCGAGATTAGAACACTAGCAGATACGAACGGTGTAGAACTGGTAGGGTATGTTGATGAGATGGCTTGCAGTGCAGGTTATCTATTAGCATGTATCTGTGATGAAGTGATTGCTAACCCAGATGCTATTACTGGCTCTATTGGTGCTGTAGTTGCCCTTACAGATGTCTCTAAAGCAATGGATAATGCTGGTGTAAAACGAGTATTCATCACATCAGGCTCAAGCAAAGTACCTTTCGCAGAAGATGGTAGTTTCAAACAAGAATTCCTAACAAAAATTCAAAAAGATGTTGATATGCTGAATGATAAATTTGCAGAGCATGTTAGCAAATACACAGGTTTAGCTGTTGAAGATATTAAAGCATTAAACGCTGAAACTTTCAATGCTGATGAAGCCTTAGAAATCGGTCTTATCAATTCTATTATGACCAACTCAGAATTTGCAGCATATATCTCTGCAAAACACAAAGCAAAAACTAAAGGAGCAATTAATGCTTGATCGTCTTAAGAAACAGTTAGGTATTGTGGATGCTGTAGCTTCCCCAGAACTAGCTGAAATTCAAGAACAACTAGCACAGTTACAGAGTCAGTTTGAAGGTGTTCAAGCTAATCTTTCTGATGCTGTAAATACTATCACAACTTTGTCAGCCGATAAAGCAAATCTTGAAGCTGCTCTAGCAACTGCTATTGAGCATAGTCAGAAACTAGAAGCTGATGTGAAAGAAGCTGCTGAGAAACAACTAGCAGCAAAACTAGAAGCTCGTAAAGCAAAACTAGAAGCTACCATTGGTAGTGAGAAAGTTAGTGCTGTATTTGAAGCTACTAAGGAATTAGAAGATGCTGCTTTCAATGCTGTTGTTACAGCGATGGCTACATCTGTCGAAGTAGAGGCTCAATCAGAGCTATTTAAAGAAGCAGGCGTAGCAGGTGATGCAGAGCCAGCAAAAGAAATGACAGCAGAAGAACGTATTCTTCGCGCTAAATACAACGTTAAATAAGGAAATAAAATGTCCGTAATTGCAACAGATTACAGCCACTACAGCAATCTAGTTAAGAAAAGTGACAGTGATTCTACTGAACTCTTTCATGACGTTATCACTGTAAATGAAGCTGCTCAAAAATCCTACGTAGTTGGTACTTGTCTTGGTAAAGTTACTGCAACTGGTAAATGGAAAATTGCCGTACAAACTGCTGTAGATGGTTCACAGAACGTTCTAGCAGTTGTTGTTGGGGATTCCTTCGGTACTGCTGCTCCATTCACTGTAGCCGCTACTACTGATACTAAAGTATTGGCTATCACTCGTGGTAAAGTAGTTCTAAGCAAATCTGCCCTAGTTCTTGATGCAACCTTTGACCTAGATGCCGAAAAACAAGCTGTATATGACAGCCTAAAAACTGTAAACGTGCTTGTAGACGCTACTGTTTAATTAATAAGGAAAATAATAATGTTAACTCGTAGTTTTGGCGCTAATGGTCAGTTTCAAATTGCTGACTGGACAGAAGAACTTAATGTAATCCCAAATACTTATACCACTATTCAAGATTTTGGTATTTTCTCAGATGAGCCAGTAGCTTCAAGTGCTGTTACTTTTGAAGAAACTATTAAAGACAGCACTGTAATTGTTGACCGTGTTCGTGGCGATCGTCATAACCAAAGTAAAGATTACACCCGTAAACTTCACTCATTTGTTATCCCTCACTTCAACATGGACGATGCAATTTACCCTAAAGATTTGGTAAATGTACGTGCTTACGGTAGCGCAGATGAAGCTGAAATGCTAGCTAATCTACGTACCCGTAAAATGGAACGTATCCGCCGCGCTTGGGATGAAACCTTTGAAGTAGCTCGTGCTCAGATTATCACTGCTGGCACTGTATACGCTCCATCAGGTACTGTTACTCAGGATTGGAGTAGTGAATTTGGCTTTACCCGTACTTCAGTAGACTTCGTATTTGGTACTGGTAGCACTGAGATTCTTGATAAAATCGAACAGTGTATTGCTTCGATTCAAGACAATGCTGGTAATGGTCAATCAATCAGTGGTGTTGTAGCATTCTGTTCACCAACTTGGTTCGCAGCCCTAATTAAGCATCCTAATGTTAAAGCTGCTTATCAGTATTACAGCTCTTCACAAGAGCCTCTACGTCAACGTCTAGCTGCTGGTAACAGTGCTTCTGTTGTACGTCGTGAATTCTTCTACGGCGGTGTACAGTTCGTTGAATGTCGTGACAAACACAATGGCGTTCAAATGATCCCTGCTGGCAAAGCTTACTTTGTTGGTCAAGGTACTGATGCTTTCAAGATGTACTTCTCACCAGCAGAGCGTTTCGGTCTAGTGGGTACCCTTGGCGAGCAAGTATACTACTTTGAAAAAGATGCCCCAGATGGTACTAAGATCGAAATCGAAACTGAATCCAACTTTGCTTGCGGTCTACTTCGTCCGGGATTGATCGTAGAAGCAATTTCCAGTAATTGACCTTAACTAAGGTTAGAATTACAAAAGCTAATTAGCTTTACAAAGATGCCCCTCCATTCGGAGGGGCTTATTCACGTTACCTTTCACTTTCTGAGAGATAACATGAATAAGGAATTTATAAAATGCCAGCAATTGACCCTTCAACACCTGTAGGTAAGCTACGACTAAGACTCGCAGATTGGCGCGATGTATACTGGCTACCTGACAGTGTATATGAACAGACACTATTAGATTGTAACAACAATTTAACAAAAGCCACTAATATCTTAGCTCAATACATTCTAGCTATTCTGTCTCAACAAACTAGAAGCAAGCTAGCGCAAATTGAGAGCTATGACCAACAAGCCTTTGAACAATATAGACAGTTTATCATTGACACTGTAAGCAATCCAGCAATTATGAATATCTCACCATTAGCTATTGTAACAGGTGCTGATGAAGATAATAAACTAATTGAATTCTCAAAGCTATGGAATAATGGTTATCCAACAGGAACTAGCTATGAAGCATTAGAGGCATTACCATGAGTTGCTACTCTGCCTCTATGGATAAGTTTGCTAGAGTTGTAACTAAAGAGATGCAACGATATGGCTTTGATATGAGCGTAGTAAGGCAGGTTAAAGGCGCTTACAACCCTTCTACCTCATCAGCCCCTATCACAGAGCTAGAAATCCCTTGTAGGGGGATTATGTTCGATCTAACGCTACAAAGCAACGGGGATCAGACAAAGCTTGGAACATTGATTGAAATGGGTGATAAACAATTATTCATCCAACCGACAGAGGATGATGGTTTTTACTATGAGAATGAAACAGGGTCTTTATACCCTAATCAGGATAGAGTAAAGATTGGGGGGAAGATTTATAAGATTCTCACATTTAAACAAGTAAACCCAAGCACCTTGAATAGCGTGCTATGGGAATGTTATATCAGAGGTTAAAAATGACAATTAAAATTCGCCCTGATGGTTTATATGAAATCATTCATGCTCCAAATTCTAATGTATTCTACGGTTTTGATTGGACAGCAGAAGTTACCCCAAATACTGTTGTAACAAGTAATTGGGCAATTACCCCTGCACTAACCTTGACAGACGGTTCTGTTGTCGGGAATAGCACAAGTATCAAAGTAAATGAAGGTGATGATGGCAGATTGTATTATCTAACAAATACTATCACTACAAACAATTCTGAAGATAGTCGTACAATTGTTCTTGTATGCAGGCCAAAGGGGCTTGCTAGATAACTCTAGCAATGCGCTTGCTAAACTATTGACAAACTATGCCCTTCATTCTATAATACATTAAATAGGAAGAGCAATGGCAAGACAATCTTTTTCAGATAAACTCAGGAAGATTGCTAACAAGCAACTAAAAGAGGTAGATCAAAGCGTTTGTAAAATTGCTAGAGATTTCTGTCATAGCGTTGTGGAACTAACTCCTGTAGGTCTTTCAGAGTACCCCGGTGGATTGATAAATGTTCCCGGCGAGCTAGTAAATAATTGGCAACCTGCTGTAAACTCCATTAACACATCATTACAACAACGTCCCGGCCCTAGTAAAACAGGCGCTCATAAACGTATTGATACAATTATTGTTAATGGTACATTCAAGCAAGATGGGTATATCTCATTTACTAACGCTACGCCTTACGTAAACCTAGCGGAAAAGATTGGTTGGCCTGAGCCTAGATGGTCTGGTAAGACTGGCCCTTACGCAATGGTTAGCAGGTCTATTGCAGAAATACTTTCAAAATACGGATATTAATTATCCTAATTAATGAGGATTTATAATGTCTGTTCGTACAGATTTAGAGGGCAGGCTCAATACATGGGCTTCTGCTCAAAACCCTCCAATAGAAGTAGCTTGGGAAGGTATTAGCTATAATAAGCCCACCTCTCAAATATTTCTACAGCCGATTCTAATGCCAGCTACCCCAAGAATGGCAGGTATTAATGGTGTTAGATATAGAGAGCTTGGGGTATTTCATATTAACGTATGGGGAATTGACGGTGAAGGTTCTGCTGAAACAGACGCCATTGCAAACTCCCTTGTTAATTTATTCCCTGTCATTCCTAAATTTGCTGATACAAGTATAGAGCGAGTTGGGTATGCAGGTCAAGCTGAAATTATAAATGGTTACAGGGTAGTTCCTGTCACATTTTATTACAGACGTGAAACACAAACAATTTAAGGATTAAAATATGGCAACTATTGCCCAAACCAGTATGCGTTCAAACGGTGCTGCTACAGTGACGACTACTGCATCAAACGCTTCTGATACTTTTGCATATGTACCCGGTACTTTTCAAATGCTACAAATTCGTAATACTACTGCCGGTTCACTAGACGTTACTATTGATGGTGCTGGTGCTACAACTATCTCTCCTCCGGGCTATGGCGGCACTCTTAACATTGCTACCGGAAAAGTAATCTCTGTTGGTGCTAATGCTACTGTAAATGTACCACTAGATAGTATTAGTTCATATCTTCAGGGCGCTATCGCAGTTACTAACACAGGCACTCCGGGTCAGTTAGTTTACTCGTTGCTTGGCCTATAACAAATAATTAAGGAAACAAATAATGTCTTTAGCAATTACTTCTGCTGGTTCTTCCATTGCAATTGGTAGTCCACCAGCAACTGTAAATCTAGTTGGCTTTCAAGCTGTATCATACACCCCTATCGCTGAAGTTACAGATATCGGCGAATTCGGTAAAACTTATAATCTAGTTACCCATAGCCCATTGAGCACTCGCCAAATTATTAAACGTAAGGGTTCGTATAATAACGGTACTATTGCTCTACAAATGGCATATGCTCCGGGCGATCCGGGTCAGGCACTATTGACCACTGCGGTTAGCTCAGATATTTCACAAAGCTATCGTGTAACTCTACAAGATGGTCAAAACTACTACTTCACAGGTCAGGCAATGAGTCGTCCTGTACAAGTTGGTGGTGTGGATTCTATCACAGCTTCAACCTGTAATGTTGAAATTGATTCAGAGATTTTTGAAGATTAATACAAGGGGCTTCGGCCCCTGTTTCACCCTAACAACACCGACAAAATTTTAAGGAGCAACAAATGACATTTGATATTTCCAGTCTATCCGCCAAGGATCAAACCACTGTACAACTACGTCACCCTGTAACTGATGAGCTATTGTTCGCAGATGGTGACGCTAAAAAGAAACCTGTACAAATCACTGTATATGGCCCCGGTAGCTCAACCTACCGTAATGCTATCGCAGCTATGCAGAATCGTCAACTAAAACGTAACAAGAAAGCTATGACTGCTGAGATGCTACGTGAAGAAGCTACAGAGCTGCTGGTGACTTGCAGTGTTGGTGCTGATAACTTTGATTACAAAGGCACCCCACTTACCACTAAGCAAGCATGGACTGATCTGTACAACGACAGCGCCCTAGCATGGGTACGTGAACAAGTAGAAGCTAATCAAGGCGACCTAGCAAATTTTTTACAGAGCTAAAACCCAAGGTTAAACTCTATGTGCGTCATCAGGCATGGCTATCAAGCTGTCCTGATGATACCACAAAAAGCAAAGATAAAAGAAATAGATTCACAAGATACTCCAGCGTTAATCCTGATGCTAACGAGCTTAATCTACCTGACATTGATGGTGCAGAGTATCTTGTAGAATTGTTACACGAAGCTGGCCCTGTCGGGAGCAACGGTTATGGTGTCGAGGGTCTTAAATGGTCTGAGATAAATAGCTGGCTGACTCTGACAGGGCTTTTTCTTTGTCCTTGGGAAATAGCGTTAATAAAAGAACTCTCAGAAGAGTTTGCTTCTGAATTCAATAATTCAAATGGTAAAGCTGCCCCTGCACCATACACAGCTATTACAAAAAACCTTCCAACTACTGAAGAGTTAAATGATAAATTTAGTAGGATTTTCAATGGTATGCAAGTTGTAGAAACAAGAAATAAAGGATAGCCTTATGGCATTAGATATTACAACCCTATCTGTGAAGGTGCAGGCTCAGGGTATTAACGATACAGCTAAAGCATTGGATAATTTAGCTTTGTCAGCAGAGAAAGCTGAGAAATCAGCGGACAGACTTGGTGAAAAATTTAGTAAATCTTCTACTGGTATCCTTGCTATTAAAACAGCAATGGAAGGTATGAAGGATATGATGTCTAAGGCATTTCCTACAGATGGTGCTCAGGCTTTGAACAAAGCTTTAGGAGAGCTATCAGCTACCCTTAAAACTATCAAAGGTAAGAAGATTGATATTGATGTAGGAGGGGTTGGTAGAGATGCTGAAGTAGCTCGTAAAGGTGTTGAAAGTCTTAACCGTTCATTAATGGAAGGTCATAATGTCTTTCAGGTAGTAGGTAAGAGCCTATACCAGCTTAGGAACATGCTAGGTGGTACAATGTTGTTTGCTGCCTTGCAGAATACTACAGGTGGGGTTATAGCGTTGTCTGATGCTTGGTCTTTAATGCAAGCTAAGTTGAAGATGGCGCTAGGATCGTCAGAAGCTGCTAAAAACATGCAGGAAAAGTTGTATAAAGCAGCTATGACATTACGGGTGCCTTTAGATGAACTTGCTAGACTTTTCACTCGACTAGTCCCAGCAATGAAAGATTATGGGTATTCAGCAGAAGATGCTTTAAAGGTAACAACATCTCTTGCAGCAGCTTTGAAAGTTAGTGGTGCAACTATGGCAGAATCTGCTTCTGTTATGCTACAGTTTTCACAAGCCATGCAGGCAGGAAGATTGAACGGCGCAGAATTTAATGCAGTAGCTGAAGGCGCTCCTATCATCTTACGTGCAATTTCTTTAGAGGCCGGGAAGACACGAGGGCAATTGAAACAAATGGGAGCTGATGGGCAATTAGGTGTAGAGCTTATTGCAAAAACATTGCTAAAATGGCAACCTATTTGGGAGGATATGGCTAAGAAAATGCCCATGACTGTTGAGGCTGCTATGGGAAATCTTACCACAGCCTTTACTAAATTCTTCGGCATTGCAAATGAAACTTTTGGGGTAACACAAAAACTTGCTGGAGCTATCCAGTGGGTTGCTGAAAACATAGACGTATTAGGTAAGCTTGTAGGGGCAATTACTGCTGGTTTAATTGCAGCATTGATTGTTAAACTAAGTTTACTTGCTGTTGTTACTTTGTCAAATGCAGCAGCAGCTTCTGCGCTTGGTATTGCATGGTTTGGTACAGCAGGTTCGATTACTGTAGCAACAGTGGCAACTGGTATGCTAAGTGCAGCATTAAATACATTAAAAGTAAATCCAATTATTTTAGCCATCAGTGCTATCACTGCCCTCGGTGTAGGTATATATGCTTTTGCTTCAAAATCAGTTAGTCCATTAAAAGAGGTGTACGATAATATTGACAGGATTAACGAGGCTCACCCAGATTCTAAGGGCAAGTTTGAAGCTTTTACAAAAGAAATTGAGAAACTAGATAAACAGATTGCAGATGGTTATAGAAACTATGAGAAGTTGAAGAAACAACAAGAGTCATCTTTCTCTACAGAGTCAGCTAAAGCTATGACTGAAGAAATGAAAATTCAAGCTAAAGCTATTGCAAAGCTTGAAGAAGCTCAGAAGTTATATGAGCAACAGATTGGCTCTACTAAGAAAACAGCTAGTGATGCTCATGCTAAGTTTATGCAAGAACATAAAGTTCAGATGCAACAGTTAGATGTCGAAGGTAATATTAAGCGTAGAATGTCCAGTACAGAAGTAGATATGCTTAAGAAAGCCAATGAATTACGTCAAGAGATTGATTTAAATGGTGAAGGTAGTCAAAGAGCACAAGAAATTCGTGTAGAAGTAATGGCACTAGCTAACAAAGCTAATGAAGAAAAACGTGTTGGTGATGCAATTGATGCCGTAACAAAATCTACAAAAGAAGCAGCCAAAGCAGAAGAATCCCTAGAAAAGAAATATACTAAACAACTAAATTCTGTAAACGCCTTCATTGAAAAACAGGAAGAGGAACTAGGGTTAAGAAGGAAACTGACAGAAGCTGAAGCAGAAGCTGCTAAAGTACAAGAATTTTTAGATACTAATAAATCCAAAGGTTCTGCTGTAGAAGAGCTGAAAGCTATGCGGGAGAAAATACTTGCAAATGGACAGATGAAAGTAACCCAAGAGGAACTAAATAAAGCTTTTGATATTTATCGTTCTAAAAAGCTACTAGACACTCAGGCAGCAGAAAATACCCGCATTGAAACAGCTGACATGCAAGATCAAGTTGAAATGTTAACACTGCTTAATGATGAAACTTACAAATCTGTTCTAGCTATCGAAATGCGTAAACAAGCTTTACAATCTCTTAACATTGCAGCAGCTGAAGCCGCTACGAATGAGATGAAACTTGAGCAAGACCGTATAGAGGCTTCTAAAAACTATTCCGAAGAGGATAAACAGAAGAGAATTCAAGGGCTACAAGAGCAAATAGAAGCTAACGATAGAATCATCAAGCAATATAACGATCTATTACCTCTACAAAAGCAACTCACTGAGGGTATGTTTAAAGCCAGTCAAATCAAGATGCAAGAAATCGGTAGAAGCCCTGCCCAAATCCTTGCAGACGGTTTTGGTGAAGCTGGTAAAGCTATTGGTGGAATGGTTGATGCTTATGATGATTTTGGTAAACAAGCCAAACAGATCAATGCAGAGTTACAAGCACAACTGGAATATATGGCTAAGAAAGGGGTTTCCCCTGAAGTAATTGCAAAGGCAGAACAAGCGGCAGCAGAAAAGCGTGTTCAGATCAATACCCAAATGTACGGTAACATGGCAAGTTCAGCTAAGGGATTCTTCAAGCAACAAACTACAGAATATAAAACCCTAGAAAAAGTTGAAAAAGCTTTTCGTGCCTTAGAAATGGTAATGGCTATCAAGTCCATGGTTACACAGGTCATGGGTATAGAAGCTGTTGCTGCGGCTGAAACAGCTAGTGTACCTACAGTGGTAGGGGCGCAGCAAGTCAAAGGTAAAGCTGCTGCTGCTACTGGTGTGGCTAATCAATCAGGTGGCGATCCTTATACTGCTATTCCAAGAATGGCAGCTATGGTGGCGATTATGGCTGCACTGGGTTTTGTGGTATCTAACATAAACGGTGGTGTAGTAGACCCAACGGAAGAACGACAGGCTAACCAAGGAACAGGTACAGTACTAGGTGATGTGACTGCAAAATCCGAGTCAATCACTAATGCTATTGAACTAATAGAAGAAAACACCAGTGTTTCTGCAAAATATAATGAGGGGATGCTGCTTGCACTAAAGAATATAGAGACTGCTTTAGGTGGAGCGGCAAAAATGATTACGCGATCTAATATTGGTACAGGTGGGGACGTTAACAGTTATGGTGGTGTTGATCTTGGAAGCATGTCTCAAAACTCTTACATGGGGAAGGTGACTACAAACTTTATTGATAAATTAGCCGACATTGATGCTTCTTTAAAGAAATATCTCCTACCCATGCTCGGTGGAGATGCTTTGAAAAAAATATTTGGTGTGAAAGTCTCTGTGAAAGATACAGGTATTTTTGCTCAACCTCAAACTGTCTCTGATATTCTTGAAAAGGGTTTTTCTGGAGCAAGTTTTACTACTGTAGAAAAGAAGGCTCGGTTCCGTAAAGCAAAACAAGAAGATGATTTTGGTGAATTACCGGAAGATGTTGAAAAACAATTTGAGTTGGTAATCAAATCACTCAGCAGTGGGTTACAGGAAGTCGGTGGTGTTCTTGATGTCAATGGTGAAGATTTCAATAACAGATTAAACAACTTTGTTGTTGATATTGGAAGAATCAGCTTGGAAGGTCTAAGTGGAGAAGAAGTACAAGAACAGTTAACAAGCGTGTTCTCTAAACTTGGTGATGAAATGGCCTTAGCCGCAATTCCCGGACTAGATAGTTACCAAGAAATAGGCGAAGGATACCTTGAAACATTAATCCGTGTAGCTTCTACTGTTGCCACTGTTGATGGTATTTTCAATCAGATTGGTCAGAGCATTGGTGGAGTGGGTCTTGAAGGAGCTGCTGCAAAGCTTAAGCTAGTAGATTTAGCTGGTGGCTTACAAGAGCTTTCAAATCTAACACAAGGTTTCTATGATAACTTCTATACGGAAACTGAAAAGACTGCTAATAAAACTCGTCTAGTTACAGAAGAATTTAGTCGTCTTGGTGTAGAAATGATTGACTTAAAGAGTCTAGATGCTAGAATAAACTTTAGGACGTTAGTAGAAAGCTTGAAAGATACTAACCAAGAAGCTTATGTTGGCTTATTGAAATTACAAGAATCTGTTAGTGATTTGACTCCAGAGTTTAAAGCAGCAGAGACAGCACAAGATAAAATTAATCAGATGACAATGAGTAGTTCTCAATACCTAGCACTACAACGCCAGAAAGAGTTGGATGCAATGGATGAGAGTTTACGTCCGTTACAACTTCGTATCTATGCGCTTGAAGATGAAAAAGCAGCTCTAGCTAGGTTACAATCCGCTATGAATAAAGCTTTCTCTGTTCTAGAAAAATCTGTAAACAATCAGAAAAAGGTATTGAAGAAAGAGCTTGATGATAAGGTTGGTCATATCAAAGATCTAAAGAAAGCTGAAAATGATAGATATGATGCTGAAAAAACAATTCTGCAAAATGCCCAACAAGCTTCTTCAGCATATTATTCTACACTAGGGCAATCAGCTAGTGACCAAGTAGATGCTGCTAAAACCTATAGAGATAATATCAAAGGTATTTTTGACGATATTAATGCCGCTATTGAGAAATTAACAAATAGCACTGCAAGTCTACAGGCACAAACGTATGCTTCTGCTAAAGCACAACTAGACGTTATTCTATCACTTGCTAAAAGCACTGGTCAATTACCAGATGGAGATAGTTTCAAGAAAATCCTTGACACTGTATCTAATGTTAATGCTGGTGATTTTGCTAGTATGTTTGATTTTCAGCGTGAACAGTTAGTTACTGCTGGTAAGCTGTCAACCTTGGGTGGAATTACAGGCGGTAAGCTATCTACTGCGGAAGCTCAATTGAAAGCTGCTGAAGATAATGTTAAATGGGCTTCTTCTATGGCTAATAGTTCTTCAGCTTATTATGATGCTGCTCTTTCACAAGCTGATTCAAACCATGCAGACAATATCAAGCTACTAGATGACCAAATTGAGATTCTTCAGAAACAATATGAAGATGATGTATTCTATTTGGATGGCCTATTAGAGAAAGCTAGAGATCAACTTGCTGTAGCAGAAAGAACATACATTGCAACAATGGGTGTAGAAGCTGCTGTAAGTAACTTTGGAGCAGCTCTTGGTGCATACGTAGCAGCTAAAGATATCGAACATGCAAGGCTTGTAGAGCAAGTAGATAGCATGTCTAAGAAAACTACTGCTATTGATGCTACAGCTAATAAGACAGCTTCTGACTACGGAGTTCTTGTAGAAGAGTTATCACAAATGCGTGCGGATATTAATGCAGGTAATCGAGCAATCGCTACCAACACCCTTACCAGTGCTAAAGTATTATCACAGTGGGATGGTGATGGTCAGCCTGAAACCAGAAATGTAGCATAACAATAAAGGAGATAGAGTAGTGGCAGCTTTAAAAGTAATACCGCCACTCTCTATTA